AAGGATTACTTTGCAAGATGACAAGGCTTATTTGGTTGATTATAAGACTGGCAAGTCTTCCAAGTATGCAGACACAAAACAGCTAGAAGTACTATCATTGGCAATCTTTAAGCACTTTCCCGAAGTGAAAAAGGTCAAGGCGGGATTGCTTTTTGTGGTTGCCAATGACTTCGTAAAAGCAGACTTTGAGGCAGACCAACAAGGCATCTACTGGATGCGTTGGCTTGACGACACTGCAAGGTTAGAGAAATCCATCGAGTTGGATGTGTGGAACCCCCGCCCCAATTTCAGTTGCAAGAGCTGGTGCGCCGTTAAGGACTGTACCCACAATGGTAAAGGAGCATATAGATGACTAAAGCTAATCGTAACTACCGCCAAGAATACGACGAGTATCAGGGTAAACCCGAACAGATTAAAAAGCGTGCAATGCGTAATTCCGCACGTGCCGTAGCGGTCAAATCAGGTACAGCCAAGAAGGGCGATGGCAAAGATGTTGCCCATGTGAAAGCCTTGGACAAAGGTGGCTTGAATACAAATGGATTACGTGTTGAATCCAAGTCAAAAAACCGTTCGTTCTTACGTGACTCTAAGGGTAATTTGGTATCCGAATCAAGCAAAAAAGAGCGTAAACGCTCTTGACATTCTGTATAGTGTATGCAGAATGGAGTGGCAGATTGCCTTTGCATAACCTTCGTGTAGGGTGTGAGTGACGAGGGTATAAGGATGTTGGACTCCTTAGATTAACCGCATCAGTTGGTGGCTTTCTTTTTCTCTCCTTGATGACGATCTTTGATTTCGAGGAAGCTGAATCAACCGAGTAACTACCGTAAGTAGTATCTTTTTGACTGAATGTGAAAAACACACATTCGGTCTATATTCCGTTTGGAGTTAGAGTGCAAATGACAAAAGCAGAGTTTGAAGCATTGCTTAAATTACAAGATCGGTACTTGCTAATGTGCAAAGTTGTGAAGGGCACGCATACAGACAGAGAAGAATTGTATGCCGCTGATGTGGTTACTAGAAATCACCTAGTAGTCATGGGTGGTAATCCCACAAAAACAGAGCGTGGGGCTGTGCAAAGTTCAATCGCAAAATACTACCGACAAGATGCAAATAATTAACAACAAAGCGTTGTTGTTAAAAGTTCGGGAACCAAACCGAATTACAACAGTTATTCCCAAAAGCCAGCTATTGGGAAACAATGAAGTGCTTGTCAAATGGGGGCTAGAAGAAGCCCAGGTGCTAAAGAACTTACGCATCAAGAACGTGCCTTCACCCATCAATGCACACTACGAGTGGACAGGACTCTATAAGCCGTTTGACCATCAAAAGGTCACATCATCATTCCTTACCATGCACAGGCGTGCGTTCTGCTTTAACGAGCAGGGTACTGGCAAAACATCTAGTGTGATTTGGGCGGCTGACTACTTGATGAATATTGGTGCAATCAAGCGGGTCTTGGTGCTGTGTCCACTGTCCATCATGTCATCTGCGTGGGAATCTGATTTATTTAAATTTGCAATGCATCGGTCATGCGCTATTGCACACAGCTACTCCAAAGAGAAACGTATTGAAGCCGTCAAGGGCAATGCCGACTTTGTGATTTGCAACTTTGACGGGTTGGAAATTATTAAAGACGAGGTGAAGAACTTTGATTTGATTGTGATTGACGAGGCTAATGCTTATAAGAACGTAGCTACAAAGCGTTGGAAGACCCTGAATTCCGTGCTAAAGCCCGACATGTGGGTGTGGATGATGACAGGAACCCCTGCATCTCAGTCGCCTACTGATGCTTATGGACTAGCAAAGATTATCAACCCATCAGGCGTACCAAAATTCTTTGGTGCGTTTCGTGACCAAGTGATGCAGAAGATCACACAGTTTAAATGGATGCCAAAAGCTACATCGGAAAAGGTGTTGCACGATGCGCTTCAGCCAGCGATCCGATTTACCAAAGACGAGTGCCTTGACTTGCCTGACATGACTTATGTGACTCGTGATGTACCTCTGACATCACAACAGATGAAGTACTACGAGACCATTCGCAAGAACATGATGACTGTGGCGGCAGGGGAAGAAATCACTACAGTTAACGCGGCGGCGAACTTGAACAAGCTTCTACAACTTTCTTGTGGTGCGGTGTACTCGGACAGTGGTGAAGTAGTTGCGTTTGACGCAAAAAGCCGTATGAGCGCATTGCTTGAAGTGATTGAAGAAGCAAGCCACAAGGTCATCGTGTTTGCCCCATTCAGGCACGCTATTGAGATCGTATCGGAAGAACTTAAAACCAACGGCATCAACTGCGAAGTGATTAATGGCGGTGTACCAGTCAACAAACGCACAGATATATTTGCAAGGTTTCAGACAGAGAAGAATCCACAAGTGCTTGTCATCCAACCGCAAGCAGCCGCACACGGAGTAACTCTACACGCTGCCAACGTTGTTGTCTGGTGGGGACCGATCACTTCTATAGAGACATACCTACAAGCTAATGCACGTGTGCATCGTGCGGGTCAACGTAATCCTTGCACTGTTGTGCATCTGCAAGGTAGCCCTGTAGAGAAGCGCATTTACAAAATGTTGTCGGAAAAAGTAGACATCCATACACGCCTAATTGATCTTTACAAAAATATTGTGGAAGACACTTGACAATGTAAAGTAGAGCCCTTATATTCCATATCCCAACAACAAAAAGGAGAGTGCAATGACTGAAGAAGTCAATACAGAGAAGCTAGCAAAAATCTACGTGAAGATTCGTGACAAGCGACGTGAACTTGAGAAGCAAGTTGCTGAACTCAAGGAGCAACAGGACTTGGTAGGGAGCCAACTGTTAGAGATTTGCAAGGCCGAAGGTGCCCAAACAATACGTACGCAATTTGGTACGGTATCACGCAGAATCACAAAGAATTACTGGACAAGCGACTGGGATTCTTTTTTCAAATTCCTCAAAGAAAACGATGCCTTTTCGTTGATGCACCAACGTATCAACAGCACGAATATGGCGCAGTTTCTTGAAGAAAACCCCGATCTTCATCCTCCGGGGCTAAATGCGGATGTTAATCAAACTATAGTAATTGTTAAACGCTAGGAGCAGAAAATGAGTAATGAGCTTGCAATGTTAGATGGTAGTCTACCTTCTTATCTGAAAGAGGTAGCACTTGATGAAACCACTAAAGCCCTAATGGGCGGTGCTGGTAATGGTGGCATGAAACGTATTTCCATCAAGGGCGGTGTATGGCGCATGATGGTCAACGGAAAAGAGATTGCCAAGAACGAAGAGCGTTCGATGAACGTGGTGGTCGTTGCCGCCGCACCAAAAGTGTCCCGCACTTTTTATCTGAAGAACTACAGTGAAGGTGGCGAGCCAACAGCACCCGATTGTTGGTCTGCTGATGGTGACTTCCCCGATGCTAAGGCACTTATGCCCCAAGCAAAACGTTGCATGGACTGCGACAGGAACGTGAAGGGTTCAGGTCAGGGCGACAGCCGTGCTTGCCGTTTTAGCCAACGTCTTGCCGTGGCTTTGGCAAATGATTTACGTGGGGATATATTCCAATTGACCCTGCCTGCCGCATCAATCTTTGGTGCAGGTGAGCCTGGGAAGTGGCCTTTGCAGACATACGCAAAGATGATTGGCAGTAAAGGTATTCCAATTACTGCGGTTGTTACTGAGATGCGCTTCGATACAGATAGCGCAACGCCTAAGCTGACTTTCAAGCCTGTCAAGGTATTGGATGCCGCTGACCACGGTATTGTTATTGAGCAGGGTAAATCTGACTCTGCAATGAAAGCAATCACCATGACTGTGGCTGAAGCCGATGGTATTAAACCTGCCAAGTTGGAAGCACCCAAGGCAGAAGCTAAACCCGCCAAGGTTGAAGCTGAGCCAGTGGAAGAGCCAACCAAACGTGTTGCCAAGAAAGAGGAAGAAGCTCCTAAGAAAGACTTGTCCAAGATTCTTGAGGCATGGGACGATGAGTAATGGCGGGGTATTCTACGCTTACTGCCCGAGAGATCAAGGAAGCTAATCAAACCTTGCTCGGGGTCAAATTGGGCATGATCTGCTTAGATAGGGATATACCCGTAACTGACGTCGCTGAGTTCTTCGGTGTGAGCCGAGTTACTGTATATTCTTGGTTCCGTGGGAAAGCCGTTGTTTCAGGTAAGTACGCAGACAAAATGCACAAGCTAATTGCAAAGTTAGCTTAATAGTTTGAGTAGGCTAGGGTAGCTCCCGAAAAGGATGTTCCGTCTCATCCCTGCCTTTCTCTTTTAAAAGACGATACCAAGGACGGCTATGATTTCGAGAAAAGAGTTTCTCGCACTGGTGCTACCACCACTAGAAAAAGGCGAGCACTACTGCACATTCGGAATCAAGACAGTTAACGAAAAAGATGTTGTTAGGCAGAAGTTTGTAGAGAGCATAGATGATATAAGCACACAAGCAGATGTGCTAGTTCAAGAAGAATTCAATGCGTTCTTTGCTATGGCTAAGTATGGTGACCCAAAAGAGGGCCGTACTACGAATAATGCGCTTTATCTAAAGTCGTTTTATATTGATCTTGATTGTGGCAATAACAAACCCTTTGCGGATTTGGGTGAAGGGCTGATTGCGTTAAAGAGTTTTTGCAAGGTAACAAAGCTACCACGCCCAACCATTGTGAAGTCGGGTTTGGGTGCCCACGTGTATTGGGTACTGGACAAGGCTATCCCACGCAAACAGTGGAGGAGCCATGCTGATCGCTTAAAAGAACTGTGCGTTGAGCATAAGTTTGATGTTGACCCTGCGGTAACTGGTGAAGCCGCACGTGTGCTCAGAGTGCCTGAGACATTCCACGTGAAAGACCCAACCAATCCAATTTCAGTTGAAGTGCTACATGTAGCGCCCACAATGACGCTAGACGAGGTTGAGAAACTTCTTGTACCGTCTGAAGATATTTTAAAGATGCTGGACAAGGCTGACTTTAAACGTCAGCTAGACCCACTTACCCTTGCGCTAATGGGTAGCAGTCAGTCCCGCTTTAAAACCATTTTGATTAAGTCCGTTGAAGGCACGGGATGCAATCAACTCTTGAATATTTATCACAATCAGGCAACAATAGATGAACCCCTGTGGCGGGCAGGGCTGAGTATTGCCCAGCAATGTGTGGATAGAGACAAAGCCATCCATGTCATCTCTAATCAGCACCCCGGTTATTCAGAGTATGCGACTGATCGCAAAGCCAACGAGACCAGGGGCCCTTACACTTGCGAAACATTTAAAAAGTTGTTTCCACAAGGCTGTGAGGGCTGCAAGCTAAAAATCACATCCCCCATTCAGATTGGCAAAGAGATCATTGAAGCCACTGAGGAAGACAACATCGTCACAGACCTTGAGCCTGAGACTAAAGAAGCCAAGACTTTTGTAATACCCAAGTACCCTTTTCCATTCTTCAGGGGTAAAACCGGTGGTATATACCAACGTGCTAAAGACAAAGACGGCAACGATACAGAAGAGATTGTGTATCCCTATGACTTTTATGTAGTCAAGCGGATGCAAGACCCCGACTTAGGGGAAACCCTACTACTGCGATTACACCTACCTAGAGACGGAGTGCGTGAGTGGATTATGACTCTACCCAACGTGCTGTCTAAGGACAAGTTCATTGCAACAGTAGCTTCATTTGGGGTGACCGCACTTGGTAAAAAACAAGATGCGCTCATGTACTACATTACAAAATGGGTTGAGGAATTACAAATGAATTCAAAAGCGGAAAAAGCGCACAAACAATTTGGTTGGGTTGAAGACGAGTCAGCCATCATCATTGGCGACAGAGAAATACGTGCAACTGAGACGCTATATAGCCCGCCCTCTGCGCCCACACTACCATTGGTGCCGCTGTTCCAAGTCAAGGGTGACTTTCAAATATGGAAGGACACAATCAATACCTATGGTCGTGAAGGCATGGAGGCTAGAGCCTTTGCTTTTTTCATGGGGTTTGGCACAATGCTGATGAAGTTCACAGCACTCGATGGTTTCTTGCTCAACTTGGTTAGCCGTGAGTCTGGTTCAGGCAAGACCACAATCTTGCAAGCCATCAATAGTATCTACGGCAGACCCAAAGAACTCTTACTCTCCCCCAAGGACACATACAACGCACGCATGAGCCGCCTTGGTGTGATGCAGAACTTGGCAGTGACCATGGACGAGATCACTAACATGCCACCTGAGCAAATGTCAAACCAAGTGTATGACGTGACTTCAGGTCGAGGCAAGAATCGCTTGAAGCAACATGAGAACGCAGAGCGTACAAACAACACCAAGTTTCAGACTGGTTTAATTACTTCGTCCAACCGATACGTGACTGACGCACTGTTATCTATAAAGGGCTTTCCAGATGGCGAATTAAAGAGGATCCTGGAGATCAACATCAAGCCCGATCCATTTGACGATGCAACTTGGGCACGGCAACACTTTGGTCAATTGATGAACAACTACGGGCATGCTATGGAGCCGTTCTCCCAAGCTCTTGTAGGTCAGTTGCCTATGGTCAGGGCTAAAATGGCTGATATTCAGTTGCGTATTGAGCAAGCCGCTGGCATTAAGAACGCTGAACGCTATTGGGCTCTTATGGCGTCACTAGCCATAACTGGTGGTTCTATTGCCAAGCACCTTGGACTGCACAACATACCGATTAAGCCTGTGTTCAACTACGCAGTGGGCTTAATTAATGAGACCCGTATCCGTAATCGTGAGTACATGTTTGATGGTGATGACTTCCTAGGTGGGTTCTTGCAACGTCACTTCCATGAGATTCTTGTTATCAATGGTGGCAAGGCTAAGAACGGACTAGAGCATGGCCCAATTAAGGAGCCACGTGGCGCATTGACTGCACGCTACGAGCCCGATACCAAGATGCTGTATGTGGTAAATCGCACCTACCGAGACGACTGCGCTAAAAACTTTATCAATTATGAAGAATCGTTAGCCGGTTACCGGAAGAGTAAAGCACTGGTTGACACTAAGAAGAAGCGCATGACCGCCGGTACCCTTGCTAATATGCAAGCTCCTGTGAACGCCTTGTGCTTTGACACTACCAAACTAGACTTCTTTAATGAGAATGTGTTGTTAGATGACAACGGTATTCAACCTGTCGATACTGATTGAATGGGCTAAGTTTCAGCCGGGAACGTCCTTCTTTATACCTTGCCTTGAGAGGAAGCAGGTGCAAAAGTTTGTTATGAACGAGTGCGCCAGGCTGGGTTTAGACGTTGTTTCAAAACAAGTTATAGAAAATGGTGTGTATGGGTTGCGTGTATGGCGTAAAGAGGTTATACTCGCCCCGCACTCTACTTCTGCTTGAAGTATTCAGCCCCTGCTTAGTCAGGGGCTTTTTTTCAGTCTTCCTCAAAGAACTTTTCTTCAATTTCGCCACGCAACTTCTTGTTGAATGTGACGCCGTTAATCATGTTCTTCTCAGCCGCTTTACGAGACGATTCAGACCTACGCAACGTATCACCAGTAATTTTGTTATTGGGGTGCTTCTCATTAAATTCTGAAATATCTTCTCTGGTTTGAGACATCAAGTCCATATCACCAGCGGTCTTAGCCATATCATGTAGGTGCAATAAACGTACACGACGTGCGCCAATTTCTTTTTCGTAGGACTTAGCCGCTGAAGTCTTTTCGTATGTGCTAGACAGGTCGGCAGGGGAGAAGCCAATCGCTTGCATCAAGGAGTTGTAGGCGTTAATGTCTTCGTCAACTGGATCGCCTTTCAAAGTCAAAGCGCCTTCAGTCATGTAGCGTGCGCCCTTCATAGCGTTACGTACAAAGCTAGGCATAATTGCCTCAATGCCACGCTCAACATTACCTTCGTTCATCATCTTAATACCATTACCTACGCTAACTGCGTAGGTACCAGCAGGGCCAAACATCTGTTGCATAGCTGACAACACATAACCATGTTCCGCTACACCTCGTGGGTCATCACGGAAGATCAAGTCGGTTGCAATACCAACACGGTTTGACAATTCAAGATTGGTAACGTAGTTAAATGCGCCTTTGTAGCCTAACTCACCAAAAATGTCACGCATCTCTTCATTAAAGTCAAACGGCTCGTCTTCATCGCCAAACAATGCTTGGATCATCGTAGCTAATGTAGATATAGCGCCGTAGAACGGCATGCCTTTAACACCACCAAACGCCATAGCCATGCCGTAAGTAGCAAGAAGTTGTCGACGAGCCGCATGCTGAATAGCAGGGGTTTCACCTTTGAACGCTTGATGGAAGGCACGTGCCATGATAAAAGCACTGTTCCATACAAATGATTTAAATGTAAAGAACACACGACCAATTGGGTGTTGCATCCATTTAGGCGCAGTTGCTGCTAGACCAGAAGTGTGTATATCTTTAGTTGTAGTTATTGCGTAATCAATAGCATCTTTTTCACTCATTCCGCTTTGACGAGCCAAGTCGTATGCGGCTATTGCAGTGGTTGCACGGTTGTAGCGTTCGGTTGCGGCAAAAGGAATTGAAAGCCCATCAAGGATACGACCTTTAAGTCCTGTGAAATCAGTAGTCTTCTGCCTGCGGCCCTCAAGAACTTCACGAGCCATTGTGTGTTCTAGTTGACCGTGATCCATCATTTTTTCGTACAAGTTTTTGTACTTTGGATCTTTTTCCATACCGTTGATTGCGGTACGGCTAGCGGCAGTCATGGCAGATGTTGCTTTGTCAAAACCAAACTTACCGCTTAACATAGGCCACACCAGCATAGGCAGGGATGTGATGTTTATTAAAGCAGATGAGATGTTGCCTGCAATAAACTCAAAGTAGCTAAGGGTTGTAGCGGCTTGAACAAATCCATTAAACGTTGGGTTATGCAGGAACTCTTTCTGTTCCATAATATTTTCAGCAGCAGCAGTTACATCTAAACGATTAACATTATTTGCTTGCTCTTTAATTTCATCAAGCGCGGTATCAATCTTTGGTGCGTATTCAGAATTTGTTAACTTACGTGCCCACTTAATTGCAGTTGTGCCGTAGCCTTTAACAATATCTCGTTCCATACCAAGCACGTTTTTAGACTTGAGGAACTGCTTAGCAATAGACTCGGCAGGAAAGAACATTAAATGCGCTTGATACACAGCATCAAGTTGTTCTTGTGTTGCATTAGCCGCACGTAAATCAGTCATCAGCTTGCCAATAAAACTTGTAGGTAGTACTGACTTTGGATCAAAGGTAATGCTTTGTAAATTGCGGTAGCTCTTACTTGGTATCTTGTTTGGCGTAAGTTGCGAGTCAATAAACTGTTGACGCTCACGAATAGATTCAAAAGCCATAGCAGTACGCTCACCCGATGCGGGATCAGGGAACTCTAGCCAAAAATCACCATTACGCAAAAATGGAACGTAAGCAGCCAAACGTTTACGGGTAGCAAACTCCACTGCTAATTTTGCAGCCAATGTAGGCGACAACATTCCAGGAATACCTTTTTTAGGGTTACCTACAAGCAATGTTTCGTATTCGTCTAAAGACTCGGAATAGAAGTTACGAATCTCTTTGTAAACTTTTTGGACTTTAGGATCTAAAGATGTGTAGATGTTACGCAAGCGGTTGTATTGCGCGGCATTAGCAGGGGTAGTCTTAAAGTTTGCATCTAACGGATCTACTTCGTACAAACGAGCATCAATAGCCATATCGTTCATACGATTCATATCTTGTTTATGGGCTTGTGCAATCTTAGTAAACTCTTTGTAGTTCTTGTTGATTGCAGATATACGGCGTTCCTGCATACCATTACGCAACTCAAGAGCGTCTATTAACTTCTGGATAGATGGTAGTTCTTTTCTGTATAACGTGTTTATGTTGTCAAGTCGCAACATACCCATAGCTGTTTTCAACCAGCCAAAGTCTTTCACGTTGGAGAACATGTTCTTGGTATCTTCAAGCGTTTGCCCTGCTAAAGATGGCATGCTTTGACCAATTTGACCCACTGTATTAAACGCAGAGTTAACGGCTGATCCCATACTCAGGAACATCTTGTCAGCGGGCGTTGCTTCTACCTTAGAAGAAATATCAATTGCGTCATTGACAAACTTCATGCCTTCTTTGTAAGCACTACGTAACCCCAAGAACTCGCCAATAGCTTGCATGATGTTTACAAACATGTTTTCGCTGCGAGGCGCTTTGATCGTTTTGAGTAAAGTTTGAAACTCTGGGTTACCTACCAACTCAGAAGCAAATTCCTGAATGTCTTGACCACCATAGGCAGCGCCCATCTGGTTTTTAATTTGCTCAAAGAATTTAACAAAAGCTTGCGTTAGCTTGTTGTTTGGGCTACGCAGTACGTGAGAGATTGCGGCGTGCACAGTCTCGTGGATCACAGTGTGGTGATTTAAACCAAAATCTGGGTCAAGCGTAATTGTGTTGGTAGCTGGGTCATATACCCCTGCATGGTTGTCTCTACCAACATCGCCAACCACAATCTTAGGGTTAATACCTAATGACTGAATCTTACGTAGTATCTGACGCACCAACTTGTTGTTGGTTTTGTTGATGATGTGGCTGAGTAGGTCTTTAAAGTTACCCTTTTCAGCAAGGGCAATCCCATCAGTATCCAGCGCAGGGCCAATAGCTTTAGGCAAGAACATTTCCTGCCCGTAAATAAAGTTTAACTCACTTTTTAAAGTGTTACGACTTGCCTCGGGCAAAGAAGTAAGTACTTCATCAATAGCTTCAAGGCCCTTGCCTTGATTAAGCATCTCTTCAAATCTGGCACGTTGGCTATCACTCTGAATCCAGTTGTGGTAGACCTCATTAAGAGCTCTTTTTAACCTAGTTTTAGAAAGCTGGTTTGTAGATTTTTTTGGCTCTGGAGGTTGGTCTTCTTTTCTACGGGCTGCTACTTCTTGTTTAGCAGCTTCAATTTTTTCAGACACAAAATCTGCAAGCGACTCAGTACCTGCTTTGTTTAGCACGCCTAATAAAGCCTCTGGGTCATTACGATACCCACCATTCAAAGCACCCATTGCTTCTTCTGCAAATACACCAGAACGATTGATAGCTTCGGCAATTTGTTTAAACGCTTTTTCGTTTTTGGCTCTTTGGGTGGCTTCTTCAATCTTTGGAATAACTTCTTGCAAACGAAGGAACTCACTTAGCAAACGTGGCAAACGCAACAGATCATGAATAGCCGTGCCTACAAAAGTAGTAGGCAACTGCACCTCGCCTGTATTTAGATTGGCGGCTTTCTCTGCTTTGCGAATTTCAGATGTGATGATGTTGTCAACCAACTTGTCAACGGAGCGAACAAAAGTGCGGCGTTCTTGCGTATCTGCACTAGCGCCTTGTTCCGCTTTCTTTTCATCTGTAGCAGCCTTCTTGCCTAGAGATTCTCCGGCAACTGATTGCGTTTGTCCTTCTTGCGCTGCTTCGATGGTTTCAGAGGTTTCAATGCCACTTGGGATTCCTTCGTCAAGCTCCT